GGCGATCCGATCAGAATCATCTTGAAGTAACCGGGCTAAAAGCCTGGAATAACCTTCGAGATTCCACTCTCTAGTCTTCTGAAAGGGACTAGGGAGTCTAACTTCACTTCTCTGTAGATCTTTGTTCCATCTATACTGGAGACTGCCGATATGGCCGTCCCAGTAGTCAATGGCGCAATTGAATCTATCGGATTTTAGCGATTGTCTCGCGAAAAAGTCAAGTCCGCCTACCCATTCAAAGTAGTCGGACCGACTGGCCCTCGAGCAGTCACCTATTTTCCCAGAAAGCAGATGCTTTACAGATAGGGTTAACACACCATAGCCTTTGGAGGCCGTAGTGGTTAAGAAGTTAGCCGTCTCATAGTATTCACGGAGGAAAAATTTCCTCTGTAAATCTAACAAGGCGGAGTAATTGCTGATATCACAAGGCGAATAATCCCATTGACGGTTTCTTATTATGGAAACATCAATGGAATTAAACCATTCACTTCCACAAGACTCTCTATAAGGGGTCCTATAACATGTTTTTGACATGTTAGGGACACACCCTACAGAGGTAAGTAGAAGCATAAGGTTATTAATTGCAATCTTAGGTATGATAATATCATCACCAAAGACCGCGATCGATTTCGCAAGTTCACTATCACTGACCTTGATTTTCCGACCAGTACTCTTGCGAGTAAAGGGAAGATTATCAATTGCTGAAGGATAGCACTCTTTCCAGGACGCCATAGAAAGCGCCCAAAAAATGAGTGTTTCCACGGGAAAGCAAGTAGCTGATCCCATGGGAGCGAATGAAGTGATCTTGATTTTACGATCTTTATAGATCATGAAATCGGATCTCGTCGACATCAGTTGTCTCCTTAATTTAGGAACCTCACCAAAGAGGAACCAAAAGAGAGGAACTGATATAGTATCTGAAGCGTCGGATAAATCCAACGTTGCCAGATCTTCATCAAATGCCCCTTGACACTTTCTTTGATTGAAGGTTTGATCCTGCAATCTTATTGAGTGCCTTAGGACACGATGACGTTCGATAAACTTCATAAGCCCCTTCATCTGTCCCTGCTGAAGATATTGGTTTACCCAATGTTCAGAAGAGATAAGACGAGGTCCCCTGAAGTCTTTAGGAACTAAACAGCACCTAGTATGGGTCTCTCGACTCATGGTAGGATACTTTTTAGCCAATAGGGCCTCCAGGGAGTGAACACCATAGCTCAAGTAGGGATAGTTACGCTCGGCTTTTAATGGCCAAGAATAAAAATCCCAACGACTATCACGAGGTAACTTCTCAGCGACGCTTCCAGGACCATGTCCAGGAAGTATGTCACTGAGATCACAACGTTTTAGTACTCTCCCGAGAAGCTTTCGAGCTTCCCATAAGGAGCCTAACATAAGAGGATAAAAACCGATATTTTTACTACACCCTATTTTACTAGGAATGTAGCGGCTTAAACTGACTCTGCGAAGAGCCAGCATTCTCTCAGAAAAGGCATCCACAGTTCTATCCTTAAGTTCTCCGCTAGGCTCAGTCTTGAGCTTAGCATCGAACAATAGGATAAGACGGAGATGAGATATGGTACTTGTACACGGATCGCACAAGAGTCGACCATCCAAGTCAAAAATCCTCGCGAATAAAGCGAAGAAAAGCTTGGGGAGGCGTGTTTCCTTTCGGATGCCGAACTGGGCGGGACATGAAAATGTACCGCTTACTAGGCCTCTATCGAGGGCTCTACCTAAAAGAGGTAGAGTACCCTTTATAAAGCTAGTACCTTCGGATTCTATCCTTTCAGATAGAATACGAAGATCATCGGGATGAGAAAGTAATCCTTTGCGATTGCCGTCAGCAATAATTGCTTGACGGAGTGCGATAAAACGCTCTTGGATCGATTTAAGGTCTCCCATTTCAGGGTTTCCTCCAAGTCACCAAAAGCCGACGATCGCTAGATGTTACACTACGTCAACTAATGCAACAAACCTACCCTAGGATAACGTGATTACGCTATACTAGGATTAAACGGCCCCGTAACGTTGAAGTCGCCTTCGGGCGTTCCACCGTTATAGATGGCCGTGAGGTTTGCGGTGAGGTTGATGTACGACGTGAGCTGAGCGATGATGTCTTTCAACATCGCCAAAGTCACGTCAGCACTCCGCGGGACTGCAAGCTGAAGAGACGCGCCGAGAACAAGAAAGTTCCCGGACGTATCTTCGACGATCGCTTTTTGAAAAACGATCTGATGCCTATCAGTCCCTTTCTGACCTTGAGGGCGAAGAATGTGTGTAACGCGAAGAGTCTCAGGCTCAACGAGCCCAGAGGCTTGATTCGCGAAGACAGACGAATTGCCCTCGATCTTCTGGAAAGTGTAAGTAACATCGGAAGTCCCATTGGACTTTGTGACGATAATCGACATGGTGAACTCCTAGGGTCTTGCTACGTATGTTTTTTAGTAGCAGGCTAAGTCGGAATGAGGATTCCGAGTCCGATTTCATTGCGTTAACCGAGGCGCTGTATTATCAGCGATGCCCCAGCTACGCCGTGGAAGAGACCGAGTGTTGAGAAATCAACAACACCAGATGTGTCAGGGATACCAGGAAGCCGATTATATAAGGAGGTCTGAAAAGATCCAACCTCATATAAACTATCAGGGTTAGTAGCATGAAGACTAAGGTAAGGATGTCTACCAGGCCAGATGAATAGTCTGGAAGTAGACGTCTTCTTAGTACTAGAGCAAATACCCTGAATGTCGCAGAAAGGTCCGCCAAGCCGGATACGCGTTAATGAATTTAAGCGTTCTTGAGCATTGGTAAACCAATCAACGACAAAGGAGAATGGGATTAATTCCCAAGCTAGGCCAACCACCTTGTTTACACCAAAGTATTCAAGGTAGGCTTTCCAAGTTTCTCCGTAAGTAAGATCCTCGCGAACTTTCGCCCATGCGCCTATGTGAGCTTCGAGATGATTCTCGTCGATCACAATAAGATCGTGGGGACCTGGATTAGAACCCAGGTCCGGGGTATCGGCCTTTTGCAGGAATTCCTGCTTGACTCGGACTGGGACGTAGCGCCCGCGATTCCTGATAAGGAAAGACATTCTTTTGTTCACTTTTTGGTGAGCATTGACTGTCTCAACTATATCATGAATGGCAGGTTTTACAGCGAAATTCCAGTTAAGGAATCCGTTGGCACCGTCTTTAGAGAGTTGTTTGACGACGTGTTTGAGGGTCTTTTTCCTGTAGTTCTTAACGTGTTTAACTCCATGCTTAATAAGCGTGGATATAGCACGTGACGGATTGAGGACAAGCTGAATAGCGGTCTTAAAAACCTCATGTTCAACCATGTCTTCTCCGACAAAGAAGGACTGCGGGATGAAGCTGTCTAAGGCTTCATTAAAAGAATCCAATAAAGCAAACCAGTCGGGGTTGGCAGTATTATCAGCCTCGTATCTAGTAAAGTTACCTTGCAGATAATTAGCTGTAAGAGTACCATTAATAGGTAAAGAGGAATATAACAACTGCCCACCGTTTTGAAAACACTCTTTACGGGTAACGAATCGACTATTCAACTCAGACTGAGGGTCGTCGTGATGATAGTAGGTAATAGCCAAATCCTTTTTATAGGATAAAGCAAATCTACTATGTGTACACTTTTGGTTAGGTCGAAAGACCTTTGATAAACCAAGTTGCTGGGGGTCCAGGTAAGAAAACCTGTAGCCGCGAGAGGGATTATTAATCCCCACGTAGCGCCCACTCACGTTATCGACAGACAGCTGACGTTGAGAGTATTCATCTATGATAGTAGACTGTGTATACTCCTGCTCGTAGGCAACGGAACCACTCTCCGAGAAATGAGATTCTCGGGGAGGAGGAAATTCGTAGACTACGTCAGTTTGTATATTATAGTCAGGACTACCATTGATGGTAACGGTTCGTGTCCGTGTTCGCATTAGAGTCACCTTTCTCTGAACTGTTTCAATACGATCCCAATTCTTTTACGGATTGGAACGGAGAGGTTAAGTAGGACAAAGTACAGTAGAGACAACAACCACCTACTCAGTAATTGAATAACTAACCGGCCTAGTATGACTAACATAAAGATTATAAACCTTTATATAGCCATTTATCTAGGTCAAAGTCAGATAAATTACCGGGAGGGTAGCCATTATCGTATGCTGCATAAACGAGGGTTTGCATGTAGGAAGTCGAAGGGACCTCTTGATGAGGTATACCCAACTTCTCCTCACACGCAACAACGAATGCAAGAGCACTCGATGAGAACTCGTTGAAGAAGTAACCAGTGCCTATATACGTAATTAAACGTCTTAAGGCCACTTCTCTACGAAGTGAGAGACTGAGTTTATTAATCTCAGACTCCAGTTGACTACGACTCTTTGCCATATAAACCTCCACTGATTGATTGAAACGAAGGACGGGGAACCTTGTCTAGGGGTTCC